ACGCAGGTAAATTTATCCTTGCATTCAATGATAATGCAGAATCAAAGGCAGACATTACTCCTGTTCAGTTAAGCGATGCACACAATCAGTATCAATTCCTTTCCACAGAGGCTACACAAAAAATAATGGTTGCACATAGGATTGTTTCACCTATGTTATTAGGAATAAAAGATAATAGCGGTTTAGGCAATAACGCTGAAGAAATAAAGACTGCAAGTTTATTAATGGACAACACAGTTATCCGTCCGTTTCAAGAACTTTTAATTGATTCATTTGATCAAATACTAGCCTATAATGACATTGCTTTAAATCTTTATTTTGTGACTTTGCAACCATTAGAATTTACAGAGGTTGACACAACAATACAAAGCGAGGAGGACATTGAAGAAGAGACAGGTGTGCAGATGTCAAAGATTAGTTTAAAAGAGATTGATGGGCAAACTGTATTTGAGACTAAAGAAGAAGCAAAAGAAGTAGCAGAGGCACTTGGATGTGAAGGCTCACACGAACACGAAGAAGACGGTAAAATTTGGTTTATGCCTTGTGCATCACATGATGAGGCTATTAATCTTAAAAAGCCTTGTTACGATGGATACGAAATGATAGGAATGAAAACCAAAAACGGTGAAAAAGTTCCTAATTGTGTCCCTATAAAAGCAAGTGAAGAAATTCCCGAATTAACTGATGAAATGGGTAATGAAATACTTGCTGAATTAGAAGGTGAGGTTATCACAGATGAGTGGGAACTAGTAGATGAAAGAGAATATGAAGGTGAGAATCTTGAAGAGTGGGCAACTCAATTAATTCAACCAAGTAAATCAAAACTTCAAAAGTTTGCAGATCAAATTACAGGTAAGCCAAAAGTGTTTTCTGTCTTAGATAAAAACCTTTACAAAATACGATACAAGTATTTTAAGAAATCTAAGAAGGCAATGAAAAGCGGAAATGAATCTAGATTGTTTTGCTCAAATATGATGAAGTTAGCAGGGCAAGGAATCATTTACAGAATTGAAGACATTGACAAAGCATCAGACAAAGGTGTAAACAAGCGACTAGGACACAAAGGGAAGCCTTATAACCTCTTTAAATTCAAAGGTGGTATCTATTGTAGACACGCATGGAAAGAGCAGCTATATAGGCTTAAAAAGAACACAGAGAAAACTGATGATTTTGACAAATATAAAAGAGCAAGAACAATACCTAAGAGTTACAAACCTTCTCCAAGGGGATGGAAAGAGGCACAAATTGCTCCAGTAAATATGCCAAATCAAGGTGCATATCCAACTAAAAAGAAATAAGAAATGGCAACAGTATTATTCATAAATCGCACCGACTTAGTCAGAAATTCTATCTTAGATGGCAATGTTGACACAGACAAATTTATACAGTTTATTAAAATTAGTCAGCAGATAAATATTCAAAACTATCTAGGGACAAAACTCTACGATAAGTTTACTTTAATAGTTGGAAATGGAGACATTGACACTGTTCCCTATGCTGATTATAAGACACTTCTAAACGAATACATTCAGCCTATGTTGATTTGGTTTGCCCAAGTGGATTACCTTCCATTCGCTGCTTACCAAGTAAAGAACGGAGGGGTATTTAAACACACTTCAGAGAACGCTGAGACTGTTAATAAAACAGAAGTAGATTATCTAGTAGAAAAAGCTAGAACACACGCTGAGTGGTACGCTAGAAGGTTTATAGACTATATGTGTTTTAACGAGAATTTGTTTCCCGAATACACTTCGAATGTAAACAATGATATTTATCCAAGTTCTGACGCAACTTTTAACGGATGGGTTCTGTGAGTTACAAACCGAAAGAAGAAAATATTAAAAAATTAAAAAAGTTTTTATTAAAACTAGAAAAAAATGGCTGATTTATTTAATCAACAAATATCCGCAACATATTCGGGTTTACTTAAAACCTCAAGTAGTGGAGTATTAAGCGCATCACTATCACAAATATCTGATGGTAGGGGAAACACATCACCATTATATCTTTCAACTGATTCAATTCAGTTTTATGGAGCATATTCTTTTCCAAATGCAGATGGTTCAGCCAATCAAGTTTTAAAAACTGATGGAGCAGGTGTTTTAACTTGGGCAGATGATGCTAACACAGGAACTGTCACATCAGTAGCGTTAAGTGTTCCAACGGGATTAACTGTTACAGGTTCACCAATTACCACAAATGGAACTATTACCATAGGTGGTACTTTAGGGGTTGCTAATGGAGGAACGGGAGCAACTACATTAACGGGTATTTTAGTAGGTAATGGTACAAGTGCTATTTCAGTGGTATCTGATGGAATAGTTAGTGGACAAGTTTTGTCTACAAATGCTAATGGAACATATTCATTTATAGATGCTGCTACGGGAGATGTAAGTATAAGTGGAACACCAAGTACTAATGAGGTAGCAATATGGACTAATTCAAACACTATAAAAGGAGATGCATCTTTTACAATGAGTTCATCAACTTTTCAAATAAATAATTCAACTGCATCTTCTCAATCAAATTTGATAATAAGTAATAATGATACTGCCATAAATTCAATTCCTGCTAATATAATTTTTAATTCAAACACATTAACAAGTTATAAAACATTAGCACAAATTTATGCAACTAAAATAGATGCTGATATTGCTAATGCATCGGGGAAATTAAATTTTTCAACAACAGATGCAGGAGTTCCATCAGTTAAATTTATTATAAATTCAAATGGTTTATCTGAGTTTTTGGGAAATGTTAATGCTTACAATACCTCTAGTTTAAAACTATATTCTTTAGGGCAAGAAGGTTATTCTAATACTGAATTTTTAGAAATAAAAAAAAGCAGCACAAATGCAATTTTTAATGTAAATAAAGTTGGAACAGGATCAGTTAGAGGTTTAGAATTTCAAACAGGAAACTCTCCAAAACTCACCATCTCATCGAATGGATTAGTAACATTAGATTCAAGTATTGTTTTAGATGATAACGAAGGATTGTTTTGGGGTGCTACAAGTGGATCAAACGAATATATTGTTAATAATGGTTCAGATTTAATATTAGGTACGGGAGGTTCTCCAAAACTCACCATCTCATCGGGGGGTGATGCTACATTAAATGGTTATTTAAAACTTGGAACATCTGCATCTCAAACGATATTAGGAGATTTTGGAGAAACAAATACTTATTTAATAAATTATAATAGTGGAGGAACTTTAAAATTTTTAGTAGGTGGTGGATCAACCTCAAATGAAAAACTCACCATCTCTTCGGGGGGTGCAATAGGGCAATCTGTAACTCCAATTTCTGATCCATACGTTGCGGGAGCAGAGCAATGGATGACATACCAAATAGGCAAAGGTGGAATTATTGGAGCATACAAAAACAATAATGAATCAATGTTTGGTTTTAATACTTATACTTCTGCTCCAAGTGGCAATAATAAAGCCGTAATCAGTGGAATTAATGGAACGGCAATAAGGTGTTATGCGGATCAAATAACGTTTAATCATCTTACAAGTTCGGGAACATCCCAAACTCAAAGCACAAAACTCACCATCTCATCTGGTGGTGAAGTTACTATTCCTTACTATGCATCTTCATCAATTACATCTTTAAACGTGACATCGGGGGGATTGTTGACAACTGCATCATCAGATATTTCTTTGAAAAAAGATATTACTAATTTAAACTATGGAATAAACGAAGTTTTAAAATTAAATCCCGTTTCCTTTTATTGGATAGATAATGATTACGGAACAACAAGAGAAATTGGGTTTGTTGCTCAAGAAATAGAAGAGGTTGTTCCCGAAGTTGTTACTGAAAATAATTTAACTAAACTAAAAGCGGTTAACTACGGTAAAATTACATCACTTTTAACAAAAGCCATTCAAGAACAACAAACCATTATAGAAGATTTAAAATCAAGAATTGAAACATTAGAAGGGTAAGCATTACCTACGTTATTAAAACAAGAGTAAATTATGAAACAAATAGAACCAATAGACGTTTGGCAGAATGGAACAACGAAAACTGCCGTAAAATTACAAGCACAAGGGACAAGTGTAACCTTGGGACAAGCAGCCTCTTTTTATTGGCAATTGTTAACTGAAGAAAATTATCAAGTAGCAAACGGTAACCTTGGAATAAGTGGTTCGCAATACTCTGATTGGGGTGCTGATGATGACTACGTTTATACGATTATTGCAGAGGATTTAAATCTAGTAATTGTTGGTGATTGGGTAGATTCCGAAGATTAATTATCTTTGAAGAAAAAAAGCTATGAAAATTACAGATCAAGAATTAGAAACATTACAAGAGCAAGAGAAAAAAAAGAATGCAATTGCTCACGATTTAGGTGCTTTGGAATCAAGAAAGCACAAGTTACTTCACTTACTAGATGATGTAATAGAATATCAAGAAACCACATTTGAATCAATAGAAGAAAGCTATGGCAAAATTAACATCAACCTTGAAACAGGAGAGTACACCGAAATTACGGAAGAAGAAACTAAGTAAAAACCTTTCTTACAAAGAAGGAATTTTTTCTAGTACTGCCGTTAAACTAGGAATTAGTAATGAGCCAACCGAGGAACATTATGAGAATATGCTAGTTACTGCTGAGAAGCTATTTCAGCCAATTAGAGATTGGTGTGGGCATCCTATTCGTATAAATAGTATGTACAGATCAAAAGAATTAAACAAAGCCGTAGGAGGTTCTAAAACAAGCCATCACGCATTTGGGCAGGCTTTAGATTTAGACACACTAGGAGAGAAGTCAAACGCTGATTTATTTAATTGGGCATCTGAGAATCTTGATTTTGATCAGTTGATTTGGGAATTTGGAACAAATGAAGAACCGAATTGGATTCATATTTCTTTCTTGAGCGAAGAAAAGAACAGAAACCAAAAACTAAAAGCAACAAATCACAGAGGAAAAACAAGATATTCTAATGCCAATACCTAAACCAAATAAAAACGAAAAGCAGAAGGATTTTATGGTTCGATGTATTCCCCAGTTAATGGGGGAGTACAAGAAAGATCAAGCCGTTGCTATTTGTTATCAAAAATTCAAAGATAAAAAATGACACAATTAAATGTAGATGTGGACGGAGACAAAAAACCCGATTTTCAAGTTGATTTTAAAACCTTAATAATGGCGGTTGGTATGGTAGTTTCATTAACACTATCATACGCAATGCTCAAAACAGAAATTGAGGTTGCTAAGACACTGCCAAAGCCTATTGTGTCACAAGATGACACTAGGGTGGTTAATCAAAAATTAGATTTTTTAATCAAAGAATTTGAAAAATTTGAATCACAAACAGACAAAAGAATTGAAGATTTAGAACGAAGAGTATTTAAAAAATAGAAATTATGTTAAAGACATTTTTAAATTTAGTGGAAACATTTGTCCCTATTGGGGGCGAACTTCTTGAAAATATTCGTGCGAAGGAGGGTGGAATTAACCGGTTCTTTGCACCAAGGTTTATCAAGCAAATGATAAGGTTATTAGTTGCAGCAGGTGCGGTTTATGCCTTTGTTACAGGCAAAATTTCGCTTGAGGAAGTAGAAGAGGTTGTAAAGTAAATTTTTTTTATTATCATTGCATTGCCGTCAAGGCTAAACTTGCACACTAAACACCAGTGCTTGGATCGGGCAAAATATTTATATCTCCTCAATGGGGGGTAAGGGGGGCATTAACTAGATAAGAACCCCCTTAAAGGGGTTCGTTTAATATGAAGAAATTAACGAGGAGTAAATTAATCAAAAAACTAGATAATGTATTTAGCCAATACATCAGAAGAAAAGATGCTATTAATGACATAGCAAAATGTATCTCATGTGGGGTGGAAAGAAATTGGAAAGAACTTCAATGTGGACACTTTATGAGCAGAAGCCACTATTCTACCCGGTGGGAAATACTTAACGTAGGTGTTCAGTGTATTAGTTGTAACATATTTAAACATGGGCAACAATACTTGTTTAGTAAATACCTAGATAAAACCTTTGGGGAAGGTACATCAAATGAATTGTTTTTAAAATCACAAACACTGGGAAAATTTACCACAAATGAAATTGAAGAAATGATTAAAAAATATAAAGATTTGCTTGATGAATTAGAATAAATTAGTATATTTGAGCAACTTAAATATCTGTGGTGGTATATTTTTTTTAGATAGACTCCTATCTAAATATCTGTTAAAAGGGGAAAATTAATTTTTTCCTCTTTTTTTGTTTAAATAGTTTGTTGTTAAATAAAAGTTTAACATCTTGCATTTATAATTATTAAATATGGAGCAAAAAACACCAACACCATTAAATATCCTTTACGACAAAAAAACAGAACCAAATAGGGATAGATTTTCATTCGCGTTTTCATCAGACATAAATGATTGGATTTACTCAAAACAAAGGAGATACGACAAAAAAGCATATAGAATTAAAAAAAAGCAACAAATTTAATTTTAAAATAAAATGTTTATATTTGTTAAAAAAAACTATGGAAAACATAGAACACATAAAATATCAGTACGAGGTACAGATACAAGAATTTCAATTACTTATACATAAATTGGAAAACAAGATTGAAATGTTACAAGCATTACTTCAATCTAGGGAAAATCCCGAACAGGTTAAATTTTAAATTAAAATTATGGATATATCACTAAACCACAAACTATCAGAAATTCAAACAGAACTAAAAGTTCACAAATCACAAAGGAATAAGTTTGGAAATTACAATTATAGAACTGCTGAAGATTTTACAGAGGCTTTAAAGCCTTTTTTACTGAAATATGATGTTACTGTAACAGTAAAAGAAAAATCATTAGGAGGTGCTTTAATTAAATCAACTGCTATTATAAGTGATGGAGTGCAGAGAATAAAAGCAACATCAATAGTGTGTGTTGACACAGAGCAAAAAGGGATGGCAATGCCACAAAGATATGGGGCAGCAAGTTCTTATGGTAAAAAATACGCATTAGGAAACCTCTTTTTGATTGATGACACACAGGATGCAGATGCAACGAATAAACACAAAAAGCCATTGATTAAAAACACACCTATATACAAACAGGTTGTAGATGCTTTAAAAGATGGATCAAGAAATTTAGATGCAATTAAAAAAACATTTGAAATATCTGAAGAATTAGAATTAGAATTAAAACAATTATAAATATGGGATCACTAGGAAGTATAAATATAAGGGTAGACAAATTACCCAAGGAAAAATTTGTAAAAGGTAAAGATGGAGCGGTGTATTGTGACATAACATTTTCAATAAATGATGACACAAGATACGGTAATAATGTATCAGCAATGATTCCCCAAACAAAGGAAGAACGTGAAGCCAAAAAGGCAAAGCAATACATTGGCAATGGTAAAATCTTTTGGACAGACGGAACTATTAAGTTAGCTGAGAAAGAAGAGAAAACCGAAGATAGCGGATTACCTTTTTAATTTGAGGGGGATTAATTTCCCCCTTTTTTTTATATAAATTACACCACATGACAGATATAGAAGCGCAACTGGTTGAAACCTTTTGCAAAATAGACAATACACAAGAGATTGAATATCCTCCTATTTCCCTATCTATAGGGAGTAAAGTTATAAGCAGTAAAAAGGGGAATCAAGTAGTAGATATTCCTATTGGGACGTATGGAAATTTTAGCTTTATACAAGCACCCCCCAAAAGCCGAAAATCTTACTTTGTAAGTTTGCTAGTTTCAGCGTATTTAAGACATAACAATTTTGTAGGTAAAATTAAATCCCACAGAAAGAATGAAAAGGTTTTACATTTCGACACAGAACAAGGACACTGGCATAGTGCAAGGAGTTTTAGAAGGGTAATTGATATGTGTGGTACATCAGATGGCTATCATACTTTTGCTTTGCGTACGCTTAACTATTCGCAAAGAATGGAGTTTATAGAATATTGTTTTAGAAAGCACAAAAATACAGGAATTTGTGTCATTGATGGAATAGCTGATTTAGTTAGTGATGTAAACAACTTAGAACAAAGTAATGATTGTGTTCAGAAGTTGATGAAATGGAGTACTGATTTTAAATGTCACATTATAACCGTTATTCACAGTAATTTTGGAACAGACAAACCAACAGGACATTTGGGTTCATTTTTAGAAAAGAAAGCAGAAACCCAAATATCACTTGAAAAGAACACAGTACATTCAGATCAAACAACTGTAATTTGTAAAAGAAGCCGAGGTTTTCCATTTGAAAACTTGTCATTTAAAATCAATAACTTTGGCTATCCGGAAATAATAGAAAACTTTTATGATCCCCTCAAAGGCACTTGAAAAAATATTTGAAAAGAATGATCAATGGATTGATATAGTCAAATCCTTTGGTTGTAATCGTGACACATCACAAGACATAGTTCAAGAGATGTATTTTAAAGTTCAGAAACGATTAGAGAAAGGGACAGACATTCAATACAGTGAAGATGATATAAACTATTATTATATTTTTAAAGTGCTTAGATCGCTTTTTTTAGACTTGAAAAGAAAAGAATCAAAAGTTCAAATAGTCGAACTAGGAGAAATTGAAAATTGTGAATTAGACATCAATTATGAAGATGCTTATGAAGCAGTCACTGAAGAAATAAATACCTTATTTTGGTATGATCGAAAAGTATACGAAATAATAGATGGAGGTAAATCTATTTCTGAGTTATCCCGGCAAACAAACATATCTTATTACTCACTTTACAACACTTACAAAAAGGTTAAAAACAAACTAAAACATTTACTATGAAATTGGGAGATTTAATTTATTACATAACCAAATACACAGGAATAAAAGCCTTGGTGGATTGGTACAGTAAATACACTGGCAAAGATTGCGGATGTGATGAAAGAAGAAAAAAACTAAATAAGGTAAACGGAATTAAAAGATGGTAAAATTTAAGAAAGAAGATTTGACGGTTTGGAATGAATTTAGATCAGTAAATAAATCTGTCATTACTCACGAAGAATACAAGATGGTTTGCAAGTTTCACGCAGACTATTTTGATCATCCATTAGAAGAACCTTGTAAGTGCGCACCCAAAAGAATCAACCAGTTAATAGCTGATCTAAATAATGTGTGGGAGCAATCAAAAAGAAAAACTAGAAAGAAAAAGAAAGAACAATAGTTTTATTAAACTTTTTGTGTATATCTTTGATACTCATTAAACAAACAGATATGGAAAATTTTATAGAACACATTTTTGGAGACATTATGAAAGATGTTGATGAATTAGTAAAAGATTCAGAAAAAATTATAGAAAATGAGAAACTCAAAACTACTAAGGGAACAAAAAAAAATTGATAACCTATGGGTTATTGAATGTCCAACCTGCGGAAATCATGCAGCATCTTCTGATAATCTGCAATCACTACCCGATTGGGTTGTATGTAAAGAATGTTATCCCACTAAACTTTTGAATGATGTCATACGAATGGATTATAGAAAGAGATATACAAGAATGGGAAGTAGAAGCAGCCTATAAAAAATACACCAAAGCCAAAAAATCATTTAACAATTACGAGGAGTACAACAGATGGTTTGAATACTGGCTAGATTATTTACAAATTAGAAACAGATGGAATATACAAATGAATTTTTAAATTATGAAGAGGGAATAAGCAACTGTTGCGGTGCAAGGGTTATAGAACACTCAGAAAGATGTGATGCTTGTCAAGAAAACTGTGAAGTAGTAGAAGAATGATATTACTTGTAGATGCAGATAGTTTAGTTTTTGCAAGTTGCTACCGCCCAAGGGAAGATGTTGACACATTCTACACAAATTTAG